GGGTTACCTTGAAACCCTACTTCTTTTAGCACTGTTTCCAGGTTGCCGGTCATATCGACTTGTGATTTGTCTGTTTGCTGTAAATAATTCTTACCCAAGAAGATAAGTAGCGCCGTGTTGCCATTTTGGGCATTTTTCCATTGTAATTGACGCAAAGAGAGCTTCATCTCTTCTCTGCCTTGCTCATATTCTACTTTAAAGCGCTTGCGTATCACGCCCTCAGAGCAACCAAAGTATTTACCGATCTCAATGTAAGAACAGCCAAAGCTTGCTAGCATTTTGACCTTATCTGGTGGTATATCGTGTTTATTTGCCATCACTTATAGCTTATTCGTCGACATAAAGAGCTTACTGCACTTAGCCATTGTTCTAAGCCAGTAGGTCTTTGCACTACTTTCGCTGATGCCGAGCGCATCTGCTATGATGGGGAATGTGTGTTGCATAATACGCATTTTAAATACTTCTCTCTCTCTTGGGGATAGTTCATCGTACAGGTCGTGTGCTGCTAGCTGTAGCCAGCGGTACTCTTCATCGATGAAAGCGCTTTGGAATATGGCCATCTTCTTTGCATAGTCCTTTGCTCTGGTGATGGCCCTGACTAAGCGTTCCGCATCTTCGTCTGTCAGTTCAACCCAATTCATGTAGTGCTAATGTAACATTAGTGTAGTGTTCACAAAAAGGAAAAAAATTTTTAGGGAGTGACTTCGTGGAAGTTTGTATTGCAGCCTTGTGCCATCCCAGGTAGTTAAAAAACGGATGCTTAGTCCGTTGGCTATCGTCGAGAGAAATGCATTTGTAGAACTATATAGAACTAAATCTATAGAGCGCCATAAATCTATTTTGATTTACACTAACTCAATATGGCTTTGTATAAAGTGTTCACAAAGTAGTGGTTTTATTGTTGCATTAGCGTTAAATTATAGCATATTAATTAACTAATTATGAGAGGTTAGAAAATGAATAATAAAAAACAAAATAATAACGATAATGCATTGAGAGTGCTTGGTTCGAATGGATATTTATTGCGCGATGAAATATTAAATATATTATTACGTGATGAAACTATTCACGAATTAATTGGTGGTGGTTATAGCGACAATTATGAGCATCTTTACTGGGATGATGCCGATTTAGTTTCAACTCATTATAAGAATCGCACTATTGCATCAATTGGTTATTCAGATATAAAAAAAGAGTCCGATCAAAAACAAACCATTGGCGATATGAAAAAGGACATTATAGCATTTTGTGCAAGGCAAAGGCGCAAGATTGAAGAGCATAACGATACAATGAATATCACTATTAATTGTTTGAACGACATTTACGAAAACATTTTGAGCGATGTTTTCTATGATATGCGTTGGGATGATTTGGAAAACGAATACGAAGACAAGCAAAACGATATGCTAGTAGCATTAGAAAAAGCAATTGATATAATAAAAAAAGAGAGGAAATAGAATGGACAAATTAATTGATATTTATGATAATGAAATTTTAATTGAATCATTATATGAATTTGCACCACCTCAAGAAATGGCCATTAGACTCTATATTGTTTATTGTGGATGTACAAATAATCTCTTAGTAAATCCAAGCGACATATTCAAACCACATGAAATCACGATTGAATTAATATATAAAATATTTGATGAATTTTATAGTGAAGATATTAATCGAGATTATGCGCTAAATGTGTTTGAAGAGTTTCAAAGAATATTTGTACACAAGGTTAACTGAAGAGCGATGATTTCGCGAAACACTCAATTGGCGTTGAGTGTCTTAACCACAAAGAGGAAAGAATATGAAGACAATAAAAAGATATTACGAACATCCAAATTGGCGCGATATGGAAACGCTATCCAATAAGTTGATTGCTAGTAATTTTAATCAAATTCATTTACAAGTTATCGAAGACATTGCATCATTAAATGATGGGCATTTAAGCGAACATATATTCCCAAGTATATGTGATTATCATAAAAAATGGGATAATGCGATAGTTGATGATTGTGATGATTGTGATGATATAGATAAAGACTATCCAATATGGAATGCAACTTTTGAGATAAAAGAGCCTAACGATGAATGGATTGTAGAGCATATTCGCACTATTCAAGAATTTGGCTTTGTCACTATTCAACCATTTCATTGTTTCAACACCATTCTTGCGTTTAATGGTGGTGGATACAATTTCCACGAAATGCATTGGATACCATTATTCTTGAATGTCTTTGAAAATTGCGAGATGCTTAAGCTTTATGAGGTGGCAAAATGAGTAGCGTAGCGCTAATGGTTTTGATCGGTTTCTTGTATTATCGATTATGCGAAGTAAAGCAAGAACGCAATCAATACAAAAATACTTTATTAATGAATCAAAATGAGAGGAAAGAAAATGAAAGATAGTGAGCAATTGAAAGAACTAGATATTGAATTAGATAATGCAATAGATAGTTTGCAAAATGTAAGACATGCAATTGAGCGCATTCAAAAAGCTAATGATTTTAAAGTTGGCGATGAGGTTGTATTTAAAGATAGCGCACTAGCATCAAATAAAAATGATACTTTGCCATTATTATTAGATGTCATTTTCACTATAAGTGGAACATATGAAAAAAAGGGTAAGCCAATGATAGTTGACTTGGTTTTTAGCGAATGTAAAGCGCATTATTATAAAATCAATAATCAAGAATGTAAGTTGCTTGATGAGGGTTCATATAAAATTCAAAATGTGCCAATTAGCGCAATAACTCAAGAGGTGTAGAAGTGACAAAAATGGAAATATTAGTTGAATTGTTTACCATTGGATATAAAGAGCAATCAAAGTTGGCTAATTATAATCGAGGTTATGAGCGATTCTCACAAAAAAGCATCGACGATGCGAAAGAGCTTTTGTTTCAAATGATGCATATATATATGAAACAAGGTTAACTGACGAGGATTAATATATCCGAAACTTCGTCCAACCTGGGCGAAGTCTTAACCAAAAAGAGAGGAAAGAAAATGGAAGTAAGATTAATGAGAAAACCATTAAACTTTGAAGAAGTTGACAAACATTGTTGGCGCAAACCAATTACAAATGTTACAATTCAAAAGGTTATTGTGATGACCAATAAAGAATGGAATGTTTTTGTAAGTGATTTTTTCAAGCCACAAGACTTCTTGCCAGGCGTTGTTGAAGTGATAAACGAAGATAAATATATTTCTATTATTGTTGATTCACAAGGCTATGACTACGCAAGATATGTTGGTTTTGAAGTTGACACACCCAAGTTAACAAGTTGTTGCAATGCATACTCAACTTATATTGATGATATGTTGTGTTGTAAAAAATGCTATAATACAGTTCCACTTGGCGAGGGCGATGGTGGTGGCGCAGCTACAATGATAATTGAATAATGACAATACTTTACATAATAGCGCTTTTATTCTTCGTGTGGATTTTGATTGGCTCAATGATGTTATTGATTAAGATTGTGTTGGTCTTAGTTGATTTTTATGAAGATATAAAAGCAATAAGAAAGAGAGGCAAGTAAGTGAAAGAAGTCGTAGATATGACAAAATCTAATCTTGAATATTATACTTCGCATAAAACAGAAAAAATTGCAAATGACGCACTTGTTTGGATGCAAGATAAAATTAAGCAAGGCAAATTGAATATTAAAATCAATGATTATGCAATTATAAAAGCGCCAACAAGTGATAATGAAATATATTACGAGTTATGGTTGGATTATGAAGTAAAAACCTAAACCCCACCCCACAAAAAAGAAAAAGCCACTCGCGAGAGTGGTTTTTTTTTGCCCTAAAATAAGCAACTTTACTGATACTAGCCTGGCTGCCCTTATATTTTTGCTTTAAAAATTTTGAGCCTCTAATATTATGCGCTTAAAAATTTGGCTTAGTGCCTGGGCCTTTTTTCCAGCCATGAAGTTGGCGATTGCGCCACAAAAGTTTATCGCGCTTCTTAAGTATGTCAAAACAGCGATCGTGCAATGCAATGTCAAGATCGTGCCACCAATTCACAACAGCTTTGCAATACGTGGTTTCTGGCATGGGTTGGGCAAAAATGCACAGCTTATCATCATCCGGTGAAAGTGGACATTTGTGTATGGATTGTAATTGGTCAAAAACACTCAAAAAAATACTAACCCATAGTAAATATAACTAAAGTAAGTAAAGTAAGTAAAGTAAGTGTTCACACTACTTCACCTACTTTACCTCTCTCACGTGTGGGTTTACTTAACCAAGAACTCAATATCTGTCCTATTTTTTGCATAAATTCCGCGCTCAATCTTAATTATTCGCTCTTGTTTTATCAATTTCTTCAACCATGAACTAATGCTTGCACTGCTAGTAATATTCAATGTTTCTTCTAAACTATCTGCCATATCTTGGTATGTAAAATTGTCACCCATGCTATTAATATTTTCAAGTACGCGGTCTTCATCTGTATTCTCTTGATTGCGATACCAGAACACTTCGCCTTTTGGAAGTGGCTGCCGATACTCATATAATAAGCTCTTTTGATCTGACATAAGCTTAATACCAAGTGGTATATTGTGAAATTCACTATTGGTTCTTGTCTTTGTTATCTTCATCACTTTCAATGGCTCGTGAAATGTCGAAGCAAGCTGCACCAGGTTATCTAGCCAAAAGGAATAAAACGAGCCACCAAACACCATTGATGTTTCAAGTGGTACAAGTTTATCGGCCATCTTTTTATGATGAGCCACAACCAAGATACTTAACTTAAACTCATTCTTGATATTCTCAATTGTACTAATAAGATTACGCAACTGGTCATTCTTGACCGTATCTACTTCACTAGATGTATATAAGTTATCTATAATAAGCACCTCGAACGGCTCTGGCGCAGCTAACAGGTTGCCAGTGATCTTCTTATAAGCATTCTCAAAGAGTTGCTTTTTATCAGCACTAATAATAGTAAGGTTCTTGCCAAGTGTATCACGTTTATCAGGATGCTTATCTAAAATACCATTGACCATTGGCCTCAACCTATCTGTCACCATTGCATCCATCATCTCAAACTGCACCAATAACACTCTCTTGGGCCTGGGTACTTGAAAGGTCATAAATGGTACACCAGCTGACACACATATTGCAAATTGCAAGGCCCATAGACTTTTACCTACGTTTGTGCCACCAGCAACGCTTGTGCGACCATCTTTTAATAATATCTCATCACATATATATTCGACCTCATCTTGAAACTCATCCATAAAGTCAAACACTTTGAACATTGGATCGCCACCAAAGTCTTCAGGATCATTACCAAAGACCTTTGCCTTATCAATAAGGCTGTATAGGTCATGGAACTTATTTCCAGCTACAAAGTAGTCCGTTAAGTCCATCCCATCATCTAGCTCTAATATTTTTATTGTAATATTTTGACGATATAATTTTAGCGCAAGTTTCTTTGCGCCTTTACGCCCACTCTCATCTGCATCGTAACATATCACAATATTATCCCATGTTTCCAAATC